GAATTAATCAATGGCGACTCCTCAATTATCTCCTGGTGTATTAACTAGAGAGGTTGATCTTACCGTAGGAAGAGCTGATAACGTTCTTGATAACGTTGGGGGTATTGCGGGTCCCTTTGAAATCGGACCTGTTGATGTTCCAATAACTGTAACTACAGAGCAAGAACTAATCAATGCTTTTGGAAAACCAAAAACAGAATACAAACACTATGAGTACTGGATGAGTGCAGCATCTTATCTTTCTTATGGTGGAATAGTCAATGTAGTTAGAACTGATGGAGCAAATTTAAAGAACTCCAATGTTGGTTTAGGAACAGAATCTTCTGATTTGAAAATTAAAAACTTTGACGATTATAACGCCAATATTTCAGAATCAGCTTCTGATTTTCTTTATTCTGCAAAGAACCCAGGTTCTTGGGCAAATGATATAAAGATTTGTGTTATTGATGATTTTGCAGATCAAATCGTTGGTTTTGCTACAACATCAATTAGTGTTGGTTCGGGAATTAATGCTCAAGTTGGTTACGGTATTACTGTAGATATTACTGGAAAAGTTATTCCTGGTGCAGGAACAACACAAGCTTTTGAGGGATATCTAAAAGGAATAATTACACAAGTAGTTGATGGTCCAGAGCTGAGTAAAAGCTTTTTATCAGTAAAAATTCATTCCCTTGTATCTACTGGAGGTACTGAACCAGGAAAGCATCAAAGAGTAGATTATAGTTTGGGTAGTGATATTTACTCCTTCTTAGCAGAACAAAGGGTTAATATTATTGACAACAACGATAGAATTGTATCCTTTGTTGATGCAGTTGGAGATTTAAATTCTACTTTTGTAGATACTGCAATTGCTTCAGAAAAAGGAAATACTTATTCTGGAGTTGCTGGAGTTGCTGCAAATAATGGACAAGATGCAACTTTTAATGTTACTAGAAATACAACAGATGGTTCTGTAGAATCTATCACTGTTGCAAATCCTGGTATTGGATTTACTACTTCAGAGACAGTTACTATTGCTGGTTCTTTGGTTGGTGGATATGATTTATCTTTTGGTGCAGTTGCATCAACAGGAATTAGTTCAGCACCAACTGTAGGTACTTCAGTAAATACTGCCTTCTTCAATATTTCTGGTGTTGGTACAGATGGTGGAACAGGAGTAACATTTAACATTTATAGAAATAATGTTGGTGGAATCAGTACTGTTACACTAGTAGATCCAGGTCAAAACTTTGGTGTTGGTGAAGAAATCACTATTTTGGGTAGTGCTATTGGAGGTATTGCTCCAAATGATAACCTAGTACTTACAGCAGATACATTAAGAGATGATGAGATTACACTTCAAGTAGACTCTCTGATTTCAAGAGCACAAATTGAAAGAGTTGATGATTGGTATAACTCACAAACTTTGGGATTAGACAATTCAAATATTCTTTGGAGCTCCATTGCACCAAAACCTGGAACGTCAAATTATGCAGACCAACGTAATGGCGAGTCTGATGAAATGCACATTGTTGTTGTTGATGATTCTGGAGCATTAACTGGTATTAGAGGAAATATTTTAGAGAAGCACTTATTCTTATCTAAAGCAACTGATGCAATTTCGCAAGTAAATTCACCAGAAAAAATTTGGTACAAGAACTACCTTGCAAACTTCTCAGACTATATTTACGCTGGAGCAAATCAATCTGGTGGATTTGATAACTATCATAATACCCAACCAACATCCACAGTATTTGTTAGAAATTTTAATGTCTCATATCCATTTTCAATTATTCCTGGAGTTAGTGATTATCCAACAACATTCTCAACTCCACCTCTGGAAGATCTTGCTTGGGATAGAGAAGCAAAAGATAATGCATTTAGCGTAATTGGTGCAGTAACTTATACATTAGCAGGTGGAAATGATTATACTATTGATAATGGATTAAGGTCAACTTTAGGTGACTTGATTGCAGCATATGAAAGATTCTCTAATAAAGAAGATACTGTTGTCGATTTCCTATTGATGGGACCAGGACTTGATTCAATTGGTGAAAGTCAGGCAAAAGCAAATAAAATAATTGCAATTGCAGAATCAAGAAAAGATTGTATGGCACTTATATCACCACACAGATCGTCTGTTGTTGATATAACAAATACAACAACTCAAATGAATAATATTATTGAGTTCTTTGGTCCTCTACAATCTTCTTCATATGCAGTTTTTGATAGTGGATATAAGTACACTTATGATAGATTCAATAATGTATTCCGCTACATTCCATGTAATCCAGATGTTGCTGGATTGATGGCAAGAACAAACTTAGTTGCTTACCCATGGTTCTCACCTGCTGGACAGCAAAGAGGTATCATCAAAAATGCAATCAAACTAGCATTTAATCCTGGAAAGAATCAAAGAGATCGTCTCTATTCTGCCAGAATTAATCCAATTGTATCTCAACCAGGACTAGGTGTACTACTGTTTGGTGATAAGACCGCTCTTGGATACGCATCAGCATTTGATAGAATCAACGTTCGTAGATTGTTCTTAACAGTAGAACAATCACTTGAAAGAGCTGCTGAAGCACAACTATTTGAATTCAACGATCAAATTACAAGATCAAACTTTGTAAATATTGTTGAACCATACTTACGTGATGTCAGAGCAAAGAGAGGTATCTATGACTTCCTAATCATTTGTGACGAAACCAATAATACTCCAGATGTTATTGATAATAATGAGTTTAGAGCAGATATCTTCCTGAAGCCTGCTAAGTCTATTAACTATGTTACTCTAACATTTGTTGCAACCAGAACTGGTATCAGTTTTGAAGAAGTTGCTGGTAGAGTTTAAGTCATTATTCAACAACTAACACGGAGGACCAAAAACAATGACTAGAGCGATTAGAACCATCACTGACTTCAAATCAAAGTTACAGGGTGGTGCAGCAAGACCAAATCTATTTGAGGTAAGTATTCCAACTTTCCCAGATAGTGTATCTGGTTGGGATGATGAGACATTTAACTTCTTATGCGAAGCAGCAGCACTTCCTGCTTCTAATGTTGCATCAATTGATGTTCCATTTAGAGGAAGAATTTTAAAAGTTGCTGGAGACAGAACATTTGATGTTTGGACTGTAACTGTCATTAATGATGAAGACTTTAAGATCAGAACTGCTTTTGAGCAGTGGATGAATCAGGTAAGTAAGTTAGATAATGCTACAGGTGCAACTTCTCCAACATCATACATGAGAAATGCATATGTTCATCAATTAGGAAGAGGCGAGAAGAGATTCTCAACTGCAAATACTGATGCTACAGCATCTTTACCTCTAAGAACATATAAGTTCTATGATATTTTCCCAACCAATGTTGGACAAATTGACCTCTCTTATGATACTTCAGATACAATTGAAGAGTTCACTGTAGACTTCCAAGTCCAATGGTGGCAAGCTGAAGGTACTGACCAAACTGGCACTGCTATTGTATAATAAATAGTACATCAAAATACTTTAGATTATAATGGCAAAACTATTTGGTTTTTCAATAGATGATGAAGATAAAAAATCTAAAGGTGTGGTTTCCCCCGTTCCTCAATCAAATGAGGACGGGGTTGACCATTATCTAACTAGTGGATTTTTTGGATCTTATGTAGATATCGAAGGTATCTATAGGACCGAATATGACTTAATTAGAAGATATAGAGAGATGGCCCTTCATCCAGAGGTTGATGGTGCCATTGAAGATATTGTGAACGAAGCCATTGTTAGTGATACCAATGATAGTCCAGTTCAAATTGACTTGGATAATCTAAATGCAAGTGATGGATTGAAGAAAAAAATAAGAGAAGAATTTAAAGCAATTCTAGAGTTATTGGATTTTGATAAGAAATGTCATGAAATTTATAGAAATTGGTACGTTGATGGAAGATTATATTATCATAAAGTAATTGATTTAAAAAATCCACAAGAAGGTATTCAAGAGTTAAGATATATTGATGCCTTAAAAATGCGTTTTGTTAGGCAGGCAGCAAAAAAAGGAAACGACAATTCAATTGTTCTGTCAAAAGATTTAGAAAAAGATCCCATGGATTCTGGGTTTCCAGAAATAACTGAGTATTTTGTGTACAATCAAAACACACAAAATCCTGTTGGTTCTATGGCAAAAGGATCGGGTCAAGTTACTCAAGGAATAAAATTTGCAAAAGATAGTATTACATACTGTACTTCTGGATTAGTTGATAGAAATAAGAATATAACATTATCTTATTTACACAAAGCAATTAAATCTATCAATCAACTTCGCATGATTGAAGATTCTCTTGTTATATACAGGTTATCAAGAGCACCTGAACGTAGAATATTCTATATTGATGTTGGAAATCTTCCAAAAATGAAAGCAGAGCAATATTTGCGAGACGTAATGAGTCGTTATCGCAATAAACTTGTATATGATGCAAATACTGGAGAAATTCGTGACGATAAAAAATCCATGGCGATGCTTGAAGATTTTTGGTTACCTCGTCGTGAAGGTGGTAGAGGAACTGAAATTTCTACTCTTCCAGGTGGACAAAATCTTGGCGAACTTTCTGATATTAAATATTTCCAAGAAAAATTATATCGTTCACTAAATGTTCCATCTTCAAGAATTGGTGGTCAGGAAGGATTTAACCTTGGTAGATCTTCAGAGATTCTTAGAGATGAATTGAAGTTTACAAAATTTGTTGGTAGGTTAAGGAAGAGATTCTCAAATTTATTTACCGATATATTAAAGACACAATTAATTCTAAAAAATATTGTATCTCCTCAAGATTGGGATATAATGGAAGAGCATATTCAGTATGATTTCTTATATGATAATCATTTCTCCGAACTTAAAGAAGCGGAGTTGATGACAGAGAGATTGAATATTGCAGCAACAGCAGAACCATATATTGGTAAGTATTTCTCTCAAGATTATGTAAGGCGTAAGATTCTTCGTCAAACTGATGAAGAAATTATCGATCAAGATAAATTAATTAAAAAGGAGATTGCATCTGGAGTTATTCCTGATCCAAATGCACCTATAGATCCAGCAACTGGTATGCCAATGGATCAAAGTTCTGGAGCACCAGCAATAGATGGACAATCGGGCAAAACACCGATAGATCCAGAATCTCCAACATTAACATAAGGTTAATTGATTTTTTAATAATCCCTTACGTCTCAAAATAAAAACTGTGTGAGGATCATTCTTATCAAATTCTTTGAACTCGGTATCGACTTTATACTTACTATCAGAGCATTCAAGATAGAACGGATATTCAGCGTTCTCATCAAAAATGAATGCTCTTTGTAGTTTCAACACATCAGATTTAAGATCAATAAATGATTTGCTAACGTCTTCTGCCATTTTAAATATTACATCTTTATTATTAAACATAAATGCAAAACTACCTGCATGTAGTGTGTGCCCATGCTTACCAGTATCAAGTATCTTTCCAGTCTTCATGTAATGACTTACTGCTCTCTCAATTTCTCTATAATGATCACCAATAATACCAACATCATTCCTAACATAGTCAAATAAAGCATCATAAAACTTTCTATAAGTTATGTTTAAATTATTGAAGAAGTGTTTTGCAATTAACTGAGTATATCCTGCGATATGGAATTGAACTATCAACCAACCATACATATATGCCTCAATAAGTTCATCATTACTCATCGTATTTGTTTCTGATATTAATTCTATAACTTCTTTAATGTCATATTCATCATTACTGAATGACATATAATCTTCTGCTTTAATAGTTTTAATACCAAAAACTTCCCTAGAAGTTGCACTGTTCAATTCAGTATCACCAAACATTTGACAAAACCAAATATCAATTGATTCGTGTTGTCCACATTCAAGAATTTTTGAGAATCCTTCTTTCCAGCTGTCTAAGGTTTCATCTGGAAGACCAAGGATAAGTTCAGTATATGTTTTCACTCCATATTTTTTGCTCTTCTCAATCTGCTCTGAGATCTTATTGATGCTCATATTTTTGCGCTTGATTGATTTAAGTGTTGGTTCGTTCATAGTTTGAACACTTAATGTTACACCCCTACTAATGTCACCAAGGATTTGTGCAATCTCAAAAATAACTTCAGTTGAATTTTTTGAGTATTGGACATTGATCGCTTCCAGTTTACCTTCATCTGCTGCTTTTCTAAACAATTTTGCAATCTCAACATCGCGTTCTTTAAACATACCGAAGTTTGCATCAGCATTAAAAATAAAACCAACATTATGCTTTGCTGCCCAATCAATATCTTCTTTGACTCGTGTTATATCAAAATGTTTTACTTTTTGATATGTCATTCCACCCCAGTCACAATAAGTACATCTATGAGGGCAACCGCGATTTGTTTCTATAGTCATTGACCAGAGAACATTTGGATTGTCTTCTATAATTTTATCAAAGATTCCCATTTGGTATGGACTGGGAAAATCTAAAGTTTCAATTCTTTGCTTGCGATAGATTCTTTCAAAAGGTTCTTGATACATCACCCTCGTAAGCAAATCTAAAAATGCTTCCTCACCCTCAGACACAATAATACAATCAATAAATTCATACTTTGCAAGTTTATCTGTTGCTTGTGGTCCTCCAAATTCTATAATACATTCTGGATACTTTTCTTTTATTAATTTAGCAACGTGCAAATTATATTGCTCATTCCAAATATATGTACTAAAGGCACAAACTACAGGATTCTCTAATCTATTAACAAGTTCTTCAGGATTTTCTCTTTTAAAAATTAAATCCTTAAGATGATATCCACTTGCAACATCTTTATACTGAGTACAGTATGCCCACAGACAACCTACACTATAAGGTAACCAATAGGTTTCTTCATTTCTAACTTCTACCGCATATTGCGGTTGGAACATATATAGATTTTTCATAGTGCTTGAATCTTATTTTTTAAAAGATTTTTTCTTTTCAATATCCAAATATCATTTCTTTCATGTTCTAGTCTACCATTATCTACCAAATAGTTTCCAACTATTTGTGGATAATTTATATTTGGATCATATATGTAATTTACTTGTAAATTCACAATATCATCTGGAACATTCATACCACATGCACGACAAATATAATCTATTATAGTATTCTTACGATTCCAAAAAAACTCAAAATCAGTACCCATACTTAATTCTAAAGTATGCCCAGTGTCTTTATCTGATATGATTTTTCCAGTTTTCAAATATTCAGTAACTCTAGTTTTTAATTCTCTAAAGTGATTCCCAATTGGACCTTTATCATTATTAATATCTTCAAATATAATATCATAAAATTTTCTATAACTTATATTAAATTCTTTATTAAAATAATTAGATATAATCTCAGAATATCCATTAATATGTAACTGTATTACCATCCAAGAATAAAGATAAGCTTCGATCATTTCTTCTGTGGTCATCGTATTAGTTTTGTTTATAATTTCTACAACTTCTTTTATGTTATCATTTTTATTTGTAAAAGACACATAATCCTCTGCATTAACAACACTTATTCCATACTTATCCCTATTGATATTTAATTCCGTATTACCAAAAACCTGACAGAACCAAATATCAATACTATCTTGACCATAACTAAGTAATTCACATATTCCAGTCTTCCAAGAATCTAAAGTTTCTTCAGGTAATCCTAAAATTAATTCTGTATATACATTCAAATTTCTTTCTCTTGCTTTTTTTACAAACTCAGCATTTTTTTTATTATTTTGTCGTTTGATTGCCTTAAGAGTAGGTCCATTCATAGATTGAACACTCATAGTAACACCTCGCCTATCGTAAGGCCCAAGTGTCTCACTAATATCAAATACAACATCTGTTGCATTTTTTGTATATTGAACGGTAATATCATCAATTATTGCATCTGGATGATCTGCAGATTTTCTAAGCATTTTAGCAATCTTTAAATCTCTTTCCGCAAAAATGCCAAAATTTGCATCTGCTACCATTAAAAAACCAACTCGATGAGTAGACATCCAATTGATATCTCTTTCTACTTGATCCAAATCAAATTTTTTAATTTTATCCATCCATGTACCCCAGTCACAAAAAGTGCAGTGATGAGGGCAACCTCTAGTAGTCTCCACTAAAGTTGCCCAATGATATTCAGGATAGTTTTCTACAAGAGTATCAAAGACCCCAGATTCATAAGGACTAGAATAACTTAAAGAATCTGATTGCAATCTTTCATAAATTGGTTTTATTGGTTGGGAATTTTTTATTCTATTGAGCATATCAACAAAATCTTTTTCACCTTCACCAAGAATAACACAGTCAATATAATTTTTTTCAATCAGTTGTTTAGTCGTTTGAGGACCTCCAAATTCAATCATACAATTTGGATATTTTAATTTAATTTGTTGTGCTAACTTTAGGTTATATTGTTCATTCCAAATATATGTACTAAAAGCACAAACATCAGGATCTTCTATTTTATCAAGTACAGTATCAATACTTTCTCTTTTGAATATAATTTCTCCCAATTCACACTCTGGTATATTTTCTTTAGCATAACTCCACAAACAACCAGCAGCATAAGGTAACCAATAATTTTTTACTCCTTTAATGATAATCTCATGTTGTGGTTGAAATAAGTAAACCTTCATGATATTTCATCGCCAAATCGTAGAAGTATTTATCATCCCATCTGGTTATATCTCTTTCCATTAAACAATCATTGTCTTTTCCATAAGTAAAAAATTCATCTAAAGTAAAATTATCTTTATCGTTATTCCACCATTCATGATATGCCTCATAACATTTGACAAAACTAATCTTTGGTTTCCAACTTAGCTCACCAAACGGTCCTTGGTGACTAATTCCAGCAAGATAGGGATTCATTGGAATTAGAGGTATTGAATAACTTTTACCCGATTGATTTATATAATAGTCTGGACCACCAGAAGTTGCAACATAATCATACCCATCATGTATTCCAGAATCTCTATCAATGTAAATGTGATTTGCAATCCTGTAATCAAATTTATATTTACCTAATGGTTTATGAAGATCAACTAATTTTTCCACATAATCTCTTTTTAATAGAGATGCGCCCAAAGAATATTGAGATCTAGTTGGGTGTAAGTAAAATGGAATTATATCTGGAGTTTCAAATCCAAGTTGAATACAGTCCCAATCATAGGGAACTCTATTCATAAATTCTCTCCAGGTGAAATGCCATTTACTTATTAGAGATAAGTCATAATCATCTTCCATAAAGAGAAGATAATCTTCATTGGTTGTCAACCATTCTTCAAAAAAATCAAACAATAAAGAACCATACCAGTTTATCCATTGAGAACAGTTATCTGGATATGTGCCAGTTAAGTTATCTAAAAAATTTTTTGGTGGACCATCTTTAGGGCAAGATAACATCTCAATTCTTGTATAAGATAATCCAAGAGAATCAAATTGAGATTCCATATACTGCTTTCTATCTACTTTACGATCAACATTTGTATAGTAGATATGAGGGAACTCATCCATACAAAAATACATTTTTTTGTATTTATCTAAATAACTGTGTAATACTTATACATAAGAATTATGGACGAACTTTTAGATATGATTATTGCGGATGAATCTCCATCCAATGTAGCATCTAATATTAAAGATATGCTATTTGTAAAGGCAACTGAAAGAGTTGATTCGATGAGAGCTCCAGTATCATCATCATTATTTGATTCCAATGAGTCTGAAATTGAAGACTGAATAAATAATAGATAAGAACTTAGTCTTTTAACAGATGAAACTCATTAGAGAAGAAATTGAAAAAGTTGAGCTCATAACCGAAACGGTTAATGGTAAGAAAAATCTTTATATTCAAGGGATATTTCTTCAGAGTGAGCAAGTAAATCGTAATGGTAGGTTATATCCATTCCAAATTATGGAAAGGGAAGTAAAGAGATATTCTAAAGATTATGTAGATAAGGGTAGAGCTCTTGGTGAACTGGGACATCCAGATGGTCCTACAGTAAATTTGGATAGAGTATCTCATAAAATTTGTGAATTGAAGCAAGATGGTAATAACTTTGTAGGTAAAGCACAAATTTTATCTACTCCTATGGGTAAGATTGCAGAATCTTTACTCAAAGATGGAGTAACTCTTGGGGTGTCTTCTAGAGGTATTGGTTCACTCAGAGAAAACCAAAAAGGTTATAAGGAAGTTGGTGAGGACTTTATGTTAGCAACTGCTGCTGATATTGTTGCCGATCCTTCTGCTCCTGATGCTTTTGTATCTGGAATTATGGAAGGTAAAGAGTGGGTATGGGATGGTGGAATTCTAAGAGAAAGAGTTGCACATCGTACAAAAAATGCTATTGAAGATCTTACTCGTCAGAGAAGACTTGAAGAGCATAAGTTAGAGCTATTCAATAACTTCTTAAATTCACTTTAAGAAGTAAAAATTTAATTTTAATAAATAAATATAGATTAAAGAATCTAAAGGTAAAACGGAGAGTCTCAAATGTCTAGTGACAACAATTTACAGGAAATGGAAGCAGGCACAAGTCAATCCAGAACCGCTGTTAATGCAGGTGCAAAGGCAGGGGATCCAATGCAAAAGCTTGCTCCAGGCGCAGTCGATGGTCAATCGGGATCATGGGAAGATCTTGGCGGTCCTACCCCCGAGAACTATAAGTCTGATGATAAT